TGTCCAATTTTGGCCGAAGTACGCACTTGGTTCAAAGACCCCGGTCTTGAGGAAATGGGTCGTAAGTATTGGAAAAAGAAAAGCTATCTATTCCAAGGTTTTGTAAGAGAAAATCCTCTAGCGGATGACAAAACACCAGAGAATCCAATTCGTCGATTCGTTATTAGTCCCCAGATTTTTAATTTAATCAAGGCTGCACTAATGGACCCAGAACTAGAAAGCATGCCTACTGATTACACCGCTGGCTTGGATTTCACTGTCACAAAAACTAGCAAAGGTGGTTATGCAGACTATTCAACCAGCAAGTGGAGCCGCAAAGAGACTGCGCTAACTGCACAAGAGCAAGCAGCAATCGATTCTCATGGATTGTATAATCTAAGTGACTTCCTACCTAAACGTCCAGGCGAAGTTGAGCTCAAGGTAATCAAGGAAATGTTTGAAGCTTCGGTTGATGGTCAAGCATACGATCCAGATCGTTGGAGTCAATACTTCAAGCCTAGCGGCTTTACTGGTGGTAAAGGTGGAGATGATACAGAAGCCGCTGCACCTGCGGCCAAAGCAGCACCTGCTGCTCCGTTTGTACCAACAGTAAGTCCGGATCTTGAGGACGACGAGCCGCCAGTAGCAACTGCACCAGTACAGGCACCTGCTGCCAAACCTTCAAGTCAAAAGGCCGAGGACATCTTGGCCATGATTAGAAACCGTAGTAAACAATAATACGACCCGGGCCTCTGCAACTTGATTGTACGCCCGGATTCTCTTATAATGATTAAATCAATTGGCTTTGCTTTAGATCCAACTAATGTCCCTAGCTTTCTATTAGACTGGGAATTAACTAAATTATGCAATTTAGATTGTAGCTATTGTGACACAGGTATTGATGGTGGGCACGATAACTCTACAAAACACCCGCCGTTGACGGAGTGTTTGCAATCAATTGATTTTATGTACGAGTATGTTGATTTGTACATGCAATACAAAAAACAAAGTCAACGCAAGGTAGTATTAAATGTATACGGTGGCGAAAGTGTTTTTCATCCGGATATAGTAAAAATTCTCAAGGAATGTAGAGAAAAATATAAAAAATATCAGGACAACTGGCACCTAACAATCACATGTACCACTAATGGTGTAATAGGACCCACGCAATGGAAAAAAATAGTACCATTGGTAGACGAATTTTCTGTTAGTTATCACACAGAGATTTTGCCCAAACAACGACAGCAATTCATAGACAACGTTCTGTATCTCAAACAAGAAAATAAAAGATTCAAGTGTATCATTATGATGCACAACGATCCCGCATATTTTGATCAAGCAGAAAAGATTGTTAAATTTTGTCAGGACCATAACTTAAGATATATTAAAAAACCTTTAGATAATGTAGAACAAAAATGGTCGTATACTCCTGAACAGTTTAACAAATTAAAAACGTTTTGGATGAGCGTAGTTCCTTCAGCCGCACAAGATGAATATGAAAAAAAATTAAATCTAGTAGGAACCTCCGAAGAAGTACTGAGTATTAATGAAGGTCGTCCGTGTTGTGGTGGCAGAAAATTAAGCATCAACAACGATTTAAAATCCTGTGTATCTTTCGTAGAGAAGCAAGGATTTAGAGATTGGTATTGTAGTGTTAATTGGTTTTTCTTATTTGTGCGTCAACTTGATGGTGCAGTTTTTACAAATAAAGATTGTAAAACAAGTACAACTGGAAGAGTTGAACCGTTGGGAAATTTAAAAAATTATCAATCTATTATAGATAAATTAAAGCAACAACTTGACACAAGATCTGTGCCTATTATACAATGTGTTAAAGATATATGTATGTGCGGATTTTGCGCTCCAAAAGCAGATAACATAGATGATTTTCGGAAATTATTTGATAGACAATTAGACAAGGAAAAATATTATGGCTAAACCATTTGACGTAAGCAAATTTCGCAAAAGTATTACAAAAAGTATTGACGGTATCAGCGTTGGATTTAACGATCCCACAGACTGGATCAGCACAAACAATTACGCTCTTAACTATCTTATTAGCGGGGACTTTAATAAGGGTATTCCAATGGGTAAGGTTACTGTGTTTGCTGGAGAGTCTGGTGCAGGTAAAAGTTTTATTTGCTCAGGAAATCTGGTTAAGAACGCACAAGAACAAGGTATATATGTTATTCTTATTGATACTGAAAACGCACTCGACGAAGCCTGGCTTCACGCACTCGGCGTCGATACTTCTGAAAACAAGCTTCTCAAACTCAACATGGCAATGATTGATGATGTTGCCAAAATGATCACAGAGTTTGTTAAAGAGTATAAAACATTACCCGAAGACCAGCGTCCCAAAGTCTTAATCGTATTAGACAGTCTGGGTATGCTATTAACACCAACTGATGTAAATCAGTTCGAAGCCGGCGATCTTAAAGGTGACATGGGCCGTAAGCCTAAAGCACTAACAGCACTGGTTCGTAATTGCGTTAACATGTTTGGTTCGTTAAACATTGGACTTGTTGCTACTAACCATACCTATGCAAGTCAGGACATGTTTGATCCTGATGACAAGATCTCGGGTGGACAGGGTTTTATCTACGCTAGTTCTATTGTTGTTGCCATGCGTAAGTTAAAATTAAAAGAAGATGAAGATGGCAACAAGATTAGCGAAGTCAAAGGTATTCGTGCAGCATGCAAGATCATGAAAACACGCTACGCCAAGCCATTTGAAAGTGTACAGGTTAAAATTCCTTATGAGTCTGGCATGAATCCGTACTCAGGTCTAGTTGACATGTTCGAGGGCAAAGGTTTATTGCAGAAAGAAGGCAACAGTCTTAAATACACGCTAGCAGACGGTACAGTAATCAAGCAGTTCCGCAAAGCGTGGGAACGCAACGACGATGGGTCTCTTGATAAAGTTATGGAAGATTTTACAAAGTATCCCCACAAAGACACTGCCGCTGTTCAACCAGAAGAGGAAACTGTTGAATGAGTATTGATATTGAAGTTTTAATTGAAACTTACATAACAATGAAAGAATATGTTCCGGCAAAAGAACGACAGGCTGCTGCTGACAACTTAGTGAGTATGCTTGTTGACAATTTGAGCGACAAGGAACTAAGAGAATTTGGTAGCACTGATAGTTATACCAAACGAGCTCTAGAAGAATATCTTGACGACGAAGATGAAGAAATTGATTACGAAGACTGATGTGGTATAACAAAGTAGTTGCAGATCTTGGTAATATACCAGACTTCATAAATTATTATGAAGGCGAACTTGCACAGGCAAAAACAGAAACATTTATACGAGGTAATGTTGAAAAGTCCGCTGCAAATCTACCGGGCATTACAGAGCACAGATTTAACCAGCTACAAGAGATCGAGGCTGTACTTCAGTATCTTAATATACAACTTCGCAAGATTAGACGAAAACATTTTCAAAAATACTTGGAATCTTATGCCCGAGCTCTTACAGCTCGCGACGCAGAGAAATATACAGATGGTGAGGACGAAGTCATTGACTTTGAAACTATCATTAACGAAGTTGCTTTGCTTAGAAACAAATGGCTCGGAGTTATGAAAGGTCTTGAAAGCAAAAACTTTATGTTAGGTCATGTAGTTCGTCTTAGAACAGCCGGCATGGAAGATATTGTGATATAATGGATTACAAAGAACATGCAAAGAACATCTTGTATGAGTGGGCATTATGCGCTAGTGCTAAACCAAAATATAATGCAGTAGATATTCAAATTGAAAAAGATACGTGCGGTCGTTGGGCTACACATTTAATACATGCATTAAATTGGGGATCTGAGTTAGAATTAGCAGAAGCTTGCCATCAACTTGAATCAAGATTAAAACCACTCAAAGAAAAAATAGTTATAGAGGTACTAACAAATGGTTCCGTTTAAAAACGCATACGAAAGTCACGAACATAGTAAAAAAACTTTAGATCTGTTGTATGGTTATGACAGTTTTCTTGATAGTTTAGAATCAGTAGCCGACTTTGGTTGCGGTTCCGGTTTAGACACACATTGGTGGGCAACTTTAGAAACTCGAGATGATCCTCCAGAGCCACGGAACTATCTAACATATGCAGTTGATAGAGATTTTAAACATCTAGATCCTAATTTAAAAAAACTAGAAAATGTTTATCTAATTAATAAAGACATTGATGGAATAGATGTTCCTGTCAGCAGAGCACTTGATTTTATATGGTGTCATAATACATTTCAATATATTACCAACCCCTTACTGACACTGAAAACATGGAACAAACAATTGAATGTTAACGGCATGTTGTTGATGATTTTTCCACAGCCCGTTCACTATTCCTACAATAGACTTCAAACACACAGTTATAACGGATGTTTTTATAATCACAATTTGATTAACTTGATGTATATGTTGGCCGTAAATGGGTTTGATTGTAGAGATGCCTATTTTTTAAAAGAAGAAAATGATCCATGGCTTTCTGCTGCGGTATACAAAACAGAAATAGAACCCATGGATCCAAAAACTACATCGTGGTATGATTTGGCCGATTTGAACTTGCTGAATGACAGTGTTATGAACAGCTTAAACAAGTATGGTTATGTAAAGCAAGATGAAATAATTACAACCTGGTTAGATAAAGATTTTCACAGACCCAAAGAATGAACGTTGAACGAATTGTAATATGCACTGGTGGATTTGATCCAGTACATAGTGGGCACATAAGCTATCTCAATCACGCCGATCATCTTGGCGATTGGCTTGTAGTTGGTCTTAACTCAGATGCGTGGCTGGCACGTAAAAAAGGAAGACCGTTTATGACATGGCAAGAGCGCATGACAGTGCTTGATAATTTGCACATGGTAGATCGTGTTATTGCGTTTGATGATACAGACGGTACTGCATGCGATGCTATACGTCAAGTTAAAACAATGTTTCCCGAAGGCAAAATTGTGTTTGCCAACGGCGGGGATAGAACCCAAGATAATATTCCTGAGATGATTTTTAGTGATGTTGAGTTTGTGTTTGGTGTAGGTGGCGACGATAAACTCAATAGCAGTAGCGATATTTTAAAGCGTTGGACTTCCGTTGAAGTACAAAGATCTTGGGGAAGTTATACGGTGCTCAATGAAATACCTGGCGCAAAAGTTAAAACATTAACAGTTATGCCCGGACAAACACTGAGTATGCAACGTCATCGACATCGTAGCGAGTATTGGATGGTCACTGAGGGCACTTGTATGATCAATAATGCTTTGCCTGGTGATATGAAAAACCCACCTAAGATACTAGGCAAGTACGACGAATGGCGTGTACCAAAGAACACATGGCATCAACTAACTAATCCGTTTACCAAGCCCTGCACTATCGTGGAAATACAATATGGCGAGCAATGTGTGGAAGAAGATATTGAACGTTTAGATGCCGCTAATCAAGCAGCGCAAGTATAAATCTGCTTGTCTTTGTCTATATTCAATTATTGCCAACAGTATTTTACGCATTTGATATCCAATTCTTATGATTTTGATAGGTGTACTGTTGCAACAAATGTTCAACATCAGCAGCAGTTTTTGGATTTCTTGATTCTATATATAGTTCAACATCACTTTTACAAGCGAAACAATCTCGTAAACGTTTCACTAGACTTTGACAGTCCATTGTTTTCTCCTTTTGGGTAGGCAAGTATTTATTGCAACGCAACACGATTAAACAGAATATAAAAAACCGGTAAATATGTTATTATGCGC